CTTGCGGAACCAAAAAAGGTGTGGCGATATTGGCACCGATGGGCTGAGTGCTTGCCCATGTGAAAGTGCCGACAAGGGTATCACGCTCGAGCATTTTCGTCAGGTTCCAGACTGCTTCACTGAAATGTTCATCAGCTGCCCTCTTGTTGGAAACAGGGTTATCAGCGGTGACGATAACAGATGGTTCTTGTGAAACCAAGGTGATGCCCATATGCGAAATGGACGACGCTTGCTCAGCAGTGTCAATCTCCGTGGTAGCAGATTTGATTTCAATGGCAGATTGCGGCATAATTTCTTCAACAAATGGTTTTGAATTGGAGAATACGTTACCATAAACATAATTCAGGACGGGCAAACCTTGCTTCGCTCCAAACATTCTGTTCATATAATCGTAATGAGGAAACATGGGTCCTTTGATCTTGAGCTCATTCTTAACACGCATAGCTTGGGACCAGATGTAATTGTAAGTTTCCTCTCCATAGAAGAATGCAAAGCGTAACGAACCTAAGATGTTGTCTAGGCACGCTTCATCTTCATTATCACACTTCCGAATCCAATAACACATTTCGGTGATAGTGTCCATGTCCATGGTGGGATAATAACGATTACCCACTTGTCGAAAACCACGCTTCAAAAACGTGTAACTTAGGACAGGTCCCAACAAAGGTGACAGGGGGACGTCCTTGGTGGCGGATGTAACAGTGACTCCGATCTCAGCCATGACAGAGGCATGAGTAACAGCGTTGAACCATTTAGCAACTTCTTCTTTAACGGCGATGATGATGTCGTCACCATAAACAATGTGTCTCACGAAGGCTCGCAAGAAACACAGGTCACGGAGCTCTAACGGAACAACCTTCAACCACGTATAAGCGACAAACATGTCGTTAATCTCGCAATTGGCAGGGGTGGTGAGTGGAAAACCGGATGGATTGCCTTGATGTTTGAAAAACACAGCATTGAGGCAAGCAATGGGTGTGTGTATTGCCTCTGACATGAGGACTTTTCGGGCACGTTGATTAATGGGATCATCTTCGTACCAACCATTGACGACGTCGCCAACGGCAGCCATAAATTCAGCAGGCAAAGACCCGTCATAATTGGTATAATCGGCAGCGAAGCCAACAGGTGACACTTTCAGCAGCTCATGAGCGAGCTCTGTCCAATCATAACTTTCAGGATCAATACCCACGCC